GGTATTGTTTACCATAAGATTCTAATTGGTGTTGATTAACATCTTTGTCATTAAAAGACCCATCATTAAATTCTTTTTTTAATTTAGACCACATTTTAATTTCACGCATTCTATGTCTTGCAACTTTTTCCATAGATGCTTTACCAAACCTAGCTTCATCTAAGTCTATTTCATATTTAGTTTTTTTATAGTCATCTGTTTCATTATTAACTTTTTTCTCTAACCATTTAATTTTTGCTTCGTTTCTTCTATAATCAAATGATAAAGACATTAAGTTATCAAGATAACTAGATTGTTCTCTAACACACTGCCAATACTTTGCACCTTTTGTTGGATATCTATTATCCTGTAGCACAGAAAACCTTGCTTCTGTTTCTGTTCTAAACATTTGTTTTTTAGTCCAAGTATCACGAAGTTCATCTACCATACCCTTAAAAGCTGATAGATCTTCTTGTGACAATAAATTATTTAAATGTGCTTCTTCTTGTTGTATAACTTCTTTTACGTCTTTTTTCATATGTCCTTATATTTTTTGTATTATTTGTTTTATATCATCTTGTAATTTTTTACCTATAGAATTTGCATGATTAATTATAGCAGCACACAAGTTAGCTTGATACGGAAAACCTTTTAGAGCATCTCGTATTTTAGCAACAGGTTTACCACCATAATCTATAACTATAGCATTATCTTTATTTAATCCTATTTTTAACTCAAACAATATTCCAGTATATTTATCTAGATTATTTTTTTCTTTCATCAGACACACTCTCCTTTTGTATATTAACTGGAGTTAGTGCAGATATAGAATTCATAATTTTAACAACTTCTCCATAAGGTCTTGTCATTAAGTATCTCATTATATCCATTAACTGTTCCGAGCTAATTGCATAGGTTTTTGGTGTTGCCTGTTTTGTTTTTGTTTTTTCTTCAGCCATTTATCCTCCTATTAAAATGGTATATCATCATCATTAGAATAATCATCTTCAATAGTTTTTATCTTATCTCTTGCACATGTAATTATTTCTAATTGTTTATCTATTTCTTCAACAAACTGGGGGTGTTCTCCCACACCAACAGGTTTATCAAAGAAAACCTCTATAGTAGCTTTTGCTATT